GATGCGGGAACACCTCCTGCGGATACAGTATATACAGACACAATGCCTGTATATACTTATTTGTTTTATGACGGAAAAATGTTATCGAAAGTAATTGATGAAATGGATATTACCACACTACGAATAGCCGAAGACCTTCTATTTCTTTTTGAGGCACTATCACGCGGCATCAATACCAGAAAATCAAATGAATTTATGTACGATAATAGGAGTATGGTAGATAAGAACTTAGCTGAATCTAGGGAAGTCTGGACAGGAATGTTTAAAAATAAAGAAGATAGACCAGATAATTATTATCAGAGTGATGAACACTATAAGTCACTAAAGTATATTCAGAAAAAGTATCCCCACATAATAAAGATTTTTAAAGATGAAAATGGGAAAAAGAAAAATCGTATTGCTTGGAAGAAGATATATAAACCAATTAACTATGGTCCATCACTGGAAGAATTTTACGATGTTTGATTTTAGTTAGAAAATTTTTATATTGAAGTTTTATCAGAAATATAGTATAATTTTTGTTATACAATAAAGGAAATATAGTGAGCAATATTGAACAAGTAATCTTAAAGAATATCCTGAATGATGAGGAATACATGAGAAAAGTATTACCTTTCGTTCAACCAGAATATTTTGAAGGCGTGTATAAAACGCTATTCAATCAAGCTGGCAAATTTGTAGGCAAATATAATAAACTGCCAACTGCAGAAACATTTAAAATAGAATTAGATGAATCTGGTTTGCTAAATGAAGAAATGTATAATCAAGCGCATGATATTATACCTCAGCTATTTGATGATGAAAAATCAGATCAAGAGTGGCTATTAGATCAGACTGAAAAATGGTGCCAAGATCGTGCGTTATTTAATGCTGTTATGGAATCAATTAGTATTATTGATGGTAAGCATCAAACCCTTACTAAAAATGCACTACCTGAGATTTTGACAAAAGCCTTAGGCGTTTCTTTTGATACTAATATTGGTCACGATTATCTCTTAAACTTTAATGAAAGATATGAATTCTATCACCAAGAAGAAGAACGATTACCCTTTGATCTTGAATATTTTAATCTTATTACAAAAGGTGGTCTACCAAGAAAAACTTTGAATATTATTCTTGCTGGCACTGGCGTTGGTAAATCATTGTTTATGTGTCACCAAGCTGCCGCAGCACTAACAGACTGTAAAAATGTATTGTATATTACAATGGAGATGGCAGAAGAAAGAATTGCAGAACGTATTGATGCAAATTTACTAAACGTACCCATTTCTGATATTGCTGAATTGAGTAAAGATAATTTTGCCGAGCGCGTTGCGAATATATCTAAAAGAACGAACGGTAAACTAATTGTAAAAGAGTATCCTACGGGTCAAGCAAATACAGCACACTTTCGAAATTTACTTGGCGAATTAAAATTAAAAAAGTCGTTTATCCCTGATATTGTCTTTATAGATTATCTAAATATATGTGCGTCAAGTCGAATGAAAGGTATGGGAGGATCAATCAATTCTTACACTTACATTAAAGCGATTGCAGAAGAAATGCGCGGTCTTGCGGTTGAGTTTAACCTCCCGATTGTTTCAGCAACACAAACGACTCGCTCTGGTTACGGCAACTCAGATATTGGGCTTGAAGATACGTCCGAGTCTTTTGGACTACCCGCTACTGCCGACCTCATGTTTGCACTCATCTCAAATGAAGAACTTGAAAGTATGGGTCAAATTGCGGTTAAACAATTGAAAAATCGTTATAATGATGTTAGTTATAAAAAACGATTTGTTATCGGAGTAGATAGATCCAAAATGAAGTTATTTGATGTTGATGATTCAGAACAGACTTTAATGGATGATACTCCAATTTTCGATAAAACTCCTCAAGGACAAGATGCTGCTAAATTTAAGGACTTTAAACTATGAATAAAGATGAACAAATAACAGAAGATGATTTAGAAGCCTTATGGAATTATTTTCATGAAATAGTAGACAATAGGAGAGATGCTGGATATCAAAATTTACAAATAGCAGGACTTATGATGGCATACTCGCTAAAATTATACAGATTTGAATTAAGCGATAACGCATACAAAAGTTTACTTAATTTTATTTTTCATCAGCATGAGGCAATGCTAGATGAACCATTTACAAAAGCTACAATGCACTAAAGGAATTATTATGAAAGCAGTTTTAAGAGCATACACACAGCCACACGAATCTCCAGCTTTGGGCGATCTACAAGAATTTGTTGCATTTTGCGCTAGGGTATCAAATCCTTCAAATCAAATCAATAGTGCTACTAGTGAAAAACTTATTAGATATTTAATTAAACATCAACATTGGTCTCCACTTGAAATGGTTTCTGCCACAATGGAAATTGAAACCACAAGAGATATTGCTAGACAACTTTTGCGCCATAGATCATTTTCGTTTCAAGAGTTTTCTCAAAGATACGCTAACGTTGATGAATTTGGTGACAATATGTTTGAACTTTGTGATGCACGATTACAAGACACCAAGAACAGACAAAATTCAATTGAAACTGATGATTTAGAACTTCAAAAAGAATGGGTAATTCAGCAAAAAGGTGTAATTGAAGCAACTAAATCAGCATACGAATGGGCAATAGAAAATGGTATTGCTAAAGAACAAGCGAGAAAAGTTTTGCCTGAGGGTCTTACAATGTCGCGCCTGTACGTCAACGGAACTCTAAGATCATGGATTCATTATATAGAATTGAGAAGCGGAAATGGAACTCAAAAAGAACATATGGAATTGGCTATTGCATGTGGTGAAGCTATAAGTAAAATCTTTCCTCTAGCTGAGGACCTAATACAAGGAGAATAGAAATGGGTAAAAAACTTTCAACATATTATACGGATAATAATAATGGATTTTGTGAAGTACATTTCAGTTATAAAGAAGAATATGCTTATATAAAATATTTTACTGAAGAAGGTATAAAATACTTTGAAGAAACTTTTCCTAATAATTCTCTTAGATATGTGGAAGATGCTGCTGAAAATTGGTCGTTAGGATATAAAGATTTATCACCGGAACATCATACACAATATAACATGAAATTTTCAAAAACTGCTTGACAAAATTTTATATTATGATATGATTTTTAAATAAAGAATCATAATGAGGACACACTATGAAGTTAAAACATATTGGAATAATGGCATTAAATGCCATAATATGCGCTGGCATCGGATATGCTGCTTATGAAGGACATAAAAGAAATAGTGAAAGTGCCGAAGCAATTGAGATAAGAGCAACAGAACTAGCTGAAGAATTGGCGGAAGCAGAGGCAGAAAAGACTCGCGTGAAAGCTGAAAGAATTGAGCAATTAACTTGTTTAGCGACAAATATATATTATGAAACTATGGCAGTATCTCTAGTAGATGCTATGGCTGTTACGGATGTTGTTTTAAATAGAGTAGACCATAAAAAATATCCCACGACTCCATGTGAAGTTGTTCATCAATCATATTTAAACGATAAAGGCGATCCTTTATTAAATAAATGTCAATTTAGTTGGTATTGTGACGGTAAAGCAGACGAACCTCAGAACGCAGAAGCTTGGGAAAAATCTGTTCGTTATGCTGCTGATATATATCATAAAGGTAACTGGAGAGGTATTACTGAAGGATCAACTCATTATCATGCAACATATGTTTCGCCTAAATGGGCAAAGTCTTTTACAAAGATTGCTCAAATAGGAGCGCATATTTTTTATAGACAGGAAAATTAATGAGTGAAGAACATAACTATTGTACTACAAAAGGTTTAGGCTGGGCATTTCTCATACTTGCTTTTATGATAGTAGGATTACCTGTCATTATGCTTATGCTAATGGTAGGACTTGAAGATTACGCAATGTATTGTAATATGAATATATTACCTTGTTTTGGATTAAAAGAATGACATTAATGATTGACCCACCTAGTGGATGGAAGTATGGATTTCCCAAGCCTGTGCATGAAGAATATTATTTATTAAAAGATGATTTTGATATGAAACGTTGGTTAGTTTCCGAGGGTTATCCTCAGACGGAGATTGATAATCTAGGTAGTAGTTTTTTTATTAGAACATGGGAAGAGATAGATACAATATGAAAAAACTAAAAAATAAAGTAGTAGCATATAGAGTCCACGAATATATCAGACTCTTTGATTTTCATAAACCATTGCTATCACAGATGCCTGTCATTATGTTGATTGCAATGATATTTGGTATGATATTTCTTGCTATACCTGTAATATACTCAGAAGGTGGACACTAAATGAGTAAAGAAATAAAAGATGCGGCCCAACAACAGGCTGAACAAGCATTTGATGGCTTTATGTATTGGATGAAAAAAGGTACTATTATCTCTTGTATATTTTTAGCGGTAGTAGTAGTCGGCTGTAATTCTGGAGTTGAAGATGATCAATATCCAGCATATAATGGTGAACAATATGATCCTCAAGGAATGAGCAAATAATGGTAAAACCCAACTTAGATAACTGGAAATTAAATTTAGAAGATATCCATTGGATCGAAAATGCACTTGGTTACAGATTACAAAGATTATCAATGAAAAGACTTACTGTAAAAAAGCAGAGTAGTAAAGATAATATAGATAATGAGATAAGTCACATAACAGAACTTCAAGGAAAAATGTTTAACCAAAAAGAATGGCGCAGAGCAAAAGTAGGCGACACGCCTTATATAAGCGGATAAAACAATAGTCATTGCTGCATAGGAGATTAATAATGGGATTAGAAGATTATTACGACACACTATCTGAAGGTTTTATACATTCTTCATATATAGAACCTAAGACTGATTTGTTTCAACAGTCTAATTTTAAATCACATGCAGGGTTAGACCTCACGTGGAAAATAGAATGTGATGCTATCTCAGACGCAGAATGGGAATGTTTTGCTAGGATGATTTCCGAGATTGAAACTCGACAATTTTCTAAAGTAGTTGGTATTCCCAGAGGCGGTGTAAAATTACAAAATGCGCTAAGTAACTATGTTTCTGGTGATGCAAATGATCCTATTCTTATCGTAGACGATGTTTGGACAACAGGAACTAGCTTTAGAGAGTTTACTGAAATTCAAACCATTAAAGATGATATTGAACAAAAAGATTGGTTTGGTTGGTGTATATTTGCTAGAACAATGACAGATTCTAAAGTGAGCGCACTATTTCAAATGCCTGAAAAAACTTCGGTAAATTGGTGACAAGGTATAGAGTAAAGATATGTATTCGCCGCGGCATTTTAGATAATGCGGGGCAGACAGTAACTTATGCTCTCAGATCACTAGGTTGGCCTGAAGTCGAAGATGTTAGAATAGATAAATTAATAGAGTTTGAATTAAAAACTTCTGATTGGGAAAAGGCTGAGAAAATAGCAAAATCTCAAACAAATGAAGTGATGGAATATTACGAATTAGAGGAATTATAATGAAAAAAGCCAAGTTACTTGTTATAGGACATGGACGCCATGGTAAAGATACGGTCTCTGAAATTTTATGCAATGATTTTAAGCTAAGTTTCATTTCAAGTAGCATGTTTGCATGTAAAAAATTTATTTATGATGATCTAAAAGAAAAATATAACTATAATTCATTTGAAGAATGTTATGCAGACAGGCACAATCATAGGTCAGAATGGTATGAAGCGATTGCTAACTACTGCGTAGAAGATCCTTCTAAGTTAGGCAAAGATATTTTTTCTGAGCATGATATATACTGCGGATTGAGAAACGTCCGAGAATTTGTAGCTATGAAAGAACAGAACGTATTCGACGCTTGCATATGGGTGGACAGATCAGAACATTTACCCGCAGAAGGTAGTGAGAGTATGACACTAACGAGTGATATGGCAGATTATGTGATAGATAATAATTCGGATTTATTCAATCTAGGATTTCACTGTAGGCGTGTTTATAATATTATTGAATCTAAATTACATAATGATGATATTGATAATGTTGCGGTTTTAGGTTATGACTGAAAAAAAACTTACAAAAGAAGAATTAAATTTGATAATAGAATGTTTGCGTGAAATTCCTATTAGCGATCCTAAAATTATCGATTTACGAGAAAAGCTATATAAAATAAAAGGGGAAATGTATAAATAGTATTATGCACTAACAAAATAGGTAGTAAGTATGGGAAGTTATTCAAGAAAAAGATATGCAACTGAATCGGCTAGCTTTCCAAAAAGTGAAAATTCAGCACCGGGCTCATATTCATATGCAACTTTTGCTGATTTACCAGCTTCTGGTTCTACACCTGGAAATACAGCTTTTGTCGTAGCAACAAATAGATTATATATTTGGAGCGGTGTAGGATGGTACTTAATTGCTACTGTTACAAATGCATCGCCAACTGCAATTACTGGAGTTGATGGTGCATATGCACTTGCAATAGATGGTACAGCCACAACTATTACTGCAGTTTCTACTGATCCTGAAGGATTTGCATTAACATGGTCCTATGCGGTATCATCTGGATCATTAGGTAGTACTGCTACAGTATCTCAAGCAGATAACGTATTTACTATTACACCATCAAGTACAGAAGCAGATGCTGGAACTTTTAGTTTAACATTTAGTGTAACTGATGGATTAAACGGAGTTGTAAGTGCGGTTAGTGCGTTTACATTATCATTTTATGTACAAAATTCAAGATACACTGCATTGTCAGTTAAAGCAACTAACACTGGTTCAAACCAAACTTTTGATGACGCCTCTGCTTCAAATAATACAATAACTGTTGCTGGTGACACAACAGCATCAACATTTAGCCCATATCGTCATGGTGGATATTCTGCATATTTTGATGGTACTGGTGATTATATATCAGTGGCAAATCATGCAGATTTTAATTTTAGTTCTGGAAATTTTACTATCGAATCATATGTCTATTATACAATAAACCCAACAACCAATCAAGCCATTGTGGCGCAATGGTACACCGCTACTGACAGAAGGGCGTGGCAGTTACGGCGAAACTATGGTTCGACCGGTTCATTCCGATTTTATTGGTCGACCACTGGAGCGGATTTCCCATATATAGAGTCTACTGGTATAAATCTTAATACCATGCACCGTCAATGGATACATGTTGCTGTTGTAAGAAATGGAAATACGATTACTATGTATGTTAATGGCACAGATGTTGTCAACACAACACTAACAGGATCTCTGTATGATAACACAGCAGATAATATTTTTATCGGCGCTAGGTCCACAAATCCACCAAATATTGATCATCAGACAGAGGGTTATATACAAGATTTAAGAATAACCAAAGGTACTGCGGTTTACACCAGTAATTTTACTCCGCCGACTGAACCGCTTACTGCAATTACAAATACAAAATTCTTACTAGGTCAACTACCCTATCTTAAAGATCAATCTACATC